AATCATCGTGACTTCTCAGTACAGCATCGAACAATGCTTTCAAGAACCTCAAACGGTTGAAGCGATCAACCGTCGGTTCAAAGTAATCGAACTAACTAAAATCGATAACGGGCCGATGGCCGCTAACTTTAATCACAAATAAATTGCACTAACAAAGTTATGGCAAAATTTTTTAAAAAGAAGGCTTATGGAAATCGATCTCGTTCTAAGCCTCGTCGTAAGAATCTTCGAGGTACTCGTAAACGCGTTGCTCCTCGTCCGCGTCTGCGAAAAACTCGAAAGAGATCACGCTCTTTATCGACACACATTATCGCAAACGGGGTAAAGGAAACGGTCGTCGCGAATAAACGCTCCAAGCGAGGGCGTCCTAAGGACACCTCTACCAATATGTACCAAATACCACCTGTTGGTACACAAATTAGTGTGCAATCAATGACACAAAACTACCAGGTGTTTTATTCAGGTAGTAAATCACAATTGAATGCTGCTTTACAAACTACCGCTATGAATACCGGTGTAACCGGTAACAACGTAAATACCACCAATATCTATTGGCAAACATACCGACAAGAGTTCTTGTTTACCAATACCACGAACACCACTTGCATTGTGAAAATCAATCTTTACAATGCTTGTGACGATAGCACCAGTTCATTTGCGAGTCAATGGATTGGTGGGTTAATGGATGAACAAGGTAACACCACCGACAATAGTCTTATTTATGGTGTTGAACCAGAAATGTCTCAACGGTTGAGACAGTTTTGGCGAAGGAAGTATACAAAGGAGTATACAATGGCGCCTGGTGCGACATTGAAGCATACTTGGGTGAACAAAATCAATAAACGCATTAATAATCAGCTTTTATTGGATTCAGACAATTACATGCGTAATGTCACTCAAGCGATGTTGGTAATGGTACGCGGTACCGCTGCTACCGACGCTATCAACGCTAGCTTGGTAGATACCACACCGGTAAAGTTGGATGTCATCTATACTCAACGTGCAACATACACGTATATTCAAGATGCTACCACCAATTTACTATTTTCTAGTGGCTCTGGGACTGGGGCAGTTAATAATGCTGTACAGGTTATCAACACCTTGGGTGTTGATCCTGCTTACAATGCGGTAACTGCTGCTGGGTACTAGACCCTAATGCCAGCCACTCGCTTCGCGACTGGCGTTGTTTTAACGAGCCCTAATCCGGGTGTAATTTAATTAATTTCGAATCTCAAATTAAACCCTAACCCTAATTCACGCCAGAATCAGTGTATTCATTAGTTCCTAATGCTAGCCGTGCCCTTCGGACACGGCGTTGCGTTAACGCAACCTATTATGTGCTGACACGCACATTAGCCTACGGGGTAATACTAGACCCGTAGGCCCTGTGTCGGTTTTTTATAAACCGATAGAATGTTCTAGAATGTTCTAGATGAATAGAATGTTCTAGAATGTTGAAGTTGAATGAATGGATATGAGAATGAATGGCTAGTAAAATGAATGGCTCACGCCACTCCTTACTAGAGTGCACATAAAAATCACAATTTAATCGAATGCTATTTGATAAAAAATGGATAGACGAGAACGCCATGTGGACGACGACGGCGACGACGCCAGCCGAGGACGCGGAGATCGCGATGGAGCTGGAGACGGAGCGCGCGCAGAGAGAGTGCGCGGATGGGTCTTTACAATCAATAACCCAACCGATGAAGACGAGCACTGGGTTTTTAACCTGTTTAACTATTCTTCCTACGTTGTCGCTGGCAGAGAGACAGCTCCTACTACTGGAACTAAGCATCTCCAAGGATTTGTCTACTTCGCTAACGCAAGAACCTTTAAAGGAGTTCAGCAACTGCTACCTCATGGAGCGCATATTGAACCAAAGTCCGAGAGATCGACCTTCAAGCAATGTAGCGACTATTGCAAAAAGGACAACGACTTCTTTGAAGCAGGCATTTTGCCTATGGACCAACAAGCAAAAGGCGAAAAAGGCAAAGCGGATGCCAGAGAACGATGGGAGTTGGCTAAGAAGGGAGACTTCGAGTCTCTACCTCCCGAACACTACCAACGATACCGAGCTATCTACGCACAGTTCAGACTCGTGGTCGACCGAAATGAACTGGACAACCTGTGGATCCAAGGACGATCTGGATGTGGCAAATCTAGATTGGTACGTGACACTTATGGACCAGGAACCGAACTTGGAGGCGAATTAGGATTCTACTCCAAGCCTATGTCGAAATGGTGGGATGGATATTGCGAAGAAGAAACCGTTCTTCTAGACGATTTTGATCCAAGACATGCCGAGTTCTTGTCTTATTATTTGAAAATCTGGTCTGACCATTATGCCTTCAACGCTGAAGTCAAATGTGGAATGACTAAGATCCGTCCGAAGAGAATCATCGTGACTTCTCAGTACAGCATCGAACAATGCTTTCAAGAACCTCAAACGGTTGAAGCGATCAACCGTCGGTTCAAAGTAATCGAACTAACTAAAATCGATAACGGGCCGATGGCC